TGATCTTGACGGAAGTGCCAACATCCGCGTAATCCTTCGCTTCTTCGCAGGAGTTCAGTACGGAATCGGAGCTGACGTAGTCCTTTACTCTTAATCCGAGTTAATGTAAATCAAGAGGGGGCTTGGGCTATGTCCTCGCCCTCTTTTTTAATTCTAATAAAACAAAGAAACAATGGCTTGTGATTTAACAAAAGGCAGGGCGGTACCCTGTAAAGACGTAGTAGGTGGCATTTATGCCGTGTACTTTGTAGATTTCGGTGACTTGGGTACGGTAACCCTCACCAACGATGAGATTACCAACATTAGTGGTACTTTCTCTGCTTACCAATACTTGGTAAAAGGTAACTCATCTTTTGAGCAAGCCTTTAACTCTAGCCGTGAGAATGGTACAACCTTCTTCACGCAGACTTTGAATCTTACGTTGACCAAACTCACAAAGGAGGACAACAAAGAATTGAAGCTGCTTGCTTATGGCCGTCCTTATGTGGTCGTTCAAGACTACAATGGTAACGCATTTATGATGGGTCTGAACTACGGAGCTGAAGTAACTGGCGGAACGATTGTAACTGGTGCTGCAATGGGTGACCTTTCTGGCTACACTTTGACAATGGAGGCACAGGAGCAACTTCCTGCTAACTTCATCGCAGGTGCTACCGTTGCCAATCCATTCGCAGGACTTGCTGGCGCAGTTGAAACGATTGTAGTGGGTTCAAACTCGTAACCTACCGCAAGGCAGAATAGTTAAGGGGGCTTCGGCCCCTTTTCTATTTTCAAACAAATCGGAATTAAAAGGTTATTTATTTAAGATGCATATCCTTCAAGTATCAGCTTCACCTCAAACCATTACGGTAATCCCTCGTGAGTTCGTTTACTCATCAGAGGATTTGGATTTATACTTCGAGCGTGTGTTGTTTGATGGTGGCACTTTAGAGGCCACAGGATGCGTTACAAGCGCAGTTAACGACCTTGATGGTGTTACGCTATATTTGATTGATGAAAGCACCAACACAGAGCAAGAAATCAATCCTACAATAACAGAGGCCAATGGCTTTATGGATCTGACGGCAGTTTACACATTAGTCAACAACCGATTCTACGGCCTCAAGTTAATATACGATGGTGACCTTATCTACCGAGATAGGGTATTCGTAACTTCGCAAACAGATTTCGATAAATTTACCGTGAACCAAAACGTCTACACGGAAGAAACAAGCTACAATAATGAGTACATCATCATCTAAAGTCCACGTTGTGAACTTCAGTTCCTACACCACGCCTGTCATTAGAGAGGTGCAGGGCAAGGACTATATCGAATACGGAGAGAACAACGACTACTTCGGGTATCTAATTGACCGATACAACGGCTCACCTACCAATAACGCCATCTTAAACTCTTTGATGGATTTGACCTTTGGCAAGGGCTTAGATGCAACGGACTCTGCCCAGAAGCCAAGCGAATATGCTGCGATGCGTGGTTTGTTTACCAAGCCCTGCCTTCAGAAGATAGTAGCGGACTACGTTATGATGGGCCAATGCGCATTCCAAGTGGTGTACTCTACCGACCACAATATGATTGTAGAGGTGCAGCACATACCCATTGAAACATTAAGGGCCGCTAGGACAAACGATGAAGGAGACATTGATGCTTACTACTACGCAAGAAATTGGGTAGATGTGGCCAGCAGAAAAGAAACGCCTGTTCGGATTCCTGCGTTTGGCACAAGCAAAGAAGGATTAGAGATTCTTTACATAAAGCCATATCGTGCAGGCTTTTACGCATACTCACCCGTCGATTATCAAGGCTCGTTACCATATTCGGAGCTTGAGGAGGAAATTGCCAACTACCATATCAACAACGTACAGAACTCTTTGAGCCCCTCCCTTTTGATTAACTTCAATAATGGGGTGCCTAGCGAGGAGGAGCGTAGGCAAATCGAAAATCAGATTGCTCAAAAATATAGCGGAAGCAGTAACTCTGGCAAGTTCATCCTTGCGTTCAACGACAACAAAGACCTAGCTGCAACCATCGACACCGTTCAGTTGTCGGATGCCGCAGCCCAATATCAGTTCCTGTCCGATGAGGCGGCTCAGAAGATAATGGTTTCGCACCGCATTGTAAGCCCTATGCTCTTAGGTATTAAGGACAATTCGGGGCTAGGCAACAATGCCGATGAACTGAAGACCGCTTCTATGCTTTTGGATAACCTTGTAATCCGCCCCAAGCAGGAGATTATCCTTGACGGCATCGACCAAATCTTGGCCTACAACGACATCAGCCTAAACTTGTACTTCAAGACCCTCCAGCCTTTGGAGTTCACCGAAACGGAGGTACAAGACGCAGAGGTTGTAGAAGAATCAACAGGCGTTAAAACAGACGTTCTTGCCCCTATCGAGGTAAGTGAAGCCAACGAGGAGCTAATTCAGAAGGAGGCATCATACAACGGAGCGCAGATTGCAAGCTCTTTGCAGATTATGCAGAGCGTAAAGGATGGCGTTCTAACGGTAGACCAAGCTATCACTTTCTTGGTGCAGATGCTTCAGTTTGACCCACAGGTTGCCAATGCCCTCTTTAAGGGCAACTCCTCTGCTATTATCTCGCAGATGAAGTCGCACAAGTTTAAGAGCGAGGTACCCGAGTTTTCCCAAGATGATGAGCATAAGTGGATAGATGCTCTGCGGGGAAAGGGTGAGGTCGTTGATTTAGAAGAATGGGAACTCATCAGTGATGAGGTAGTCAACGACCCAGACAACGAGGACACACACCTCGCTACCCAGTACAATTTTGCCGTAGAGGATTTCAGTAACCCCGAAGAAAAGAGCAATTCTGATAGCGGGCTTTACAAGATACGCTATGCGTACACCCGTAACATCAGCAGCAACTCTCGTGAGTTCTGCCGTGAGATGGTAGGAGCAGCAAACGGAGGAACAGTATTTCGCAAGGAGGACATAGATATGATGAGCTTTAGCGGAGAGAATGGTCAGTTTGCCCCCGCAGGTCAGAGCGTGTACTCTATATGGAAGTGGAAAGGCGGAGCTTTCTGCCACCACGCTTGGAGGCGTTTGGTTTACTTCCGCAAAAAGCAGGGCGGTAAGTTCCTACCCAACGAAGGTCTAGACAACGACAAGCTAGTATCAACGGAAGCTGCAATCAAAGAAGGCGTGCCAACCAGCAAGCTCGTTCCAAACGGATGGGATGCTGCTCAAACACGACCCATTGACACATCATCAAGAGGATCATTAAAATACAGATAAGAAATGGCAACGGCACTTTGGATTAAACGAGAGGACTTAGTTCGCAACACCGCTATTGGCGGTAATGTGGACACGGACAAGTTTATTCAGTTCATTAAGATAGCACAGGAGATTCACATCCAAAACTACACAGGCACCAAACTCTACGATAAGATCAGCAACGACATCATCGCAGGAACTCTTGCCAACCCTTACTTAGCGTTGGTTTCAGACTACCTGCAACCAATGGTAATCCAATGGGCATTGGTGGAATATCTCCCCTTCGCAGCATACACTATCGGTAATGGTGGTGTGTTTAAGCACAACTCCGAGAATAGCACTACCGCCGATAAGTTGGAAGTAGACTATTTGGTCGGCAAGGCTCGTGACTTGGCGCAGTACTACACCGACAGGTTTATCACTTATATGAGTTACAACCAAGCGTCATTCCCTCAATACAATTCAAACAACAATGCAGATGTCTACCCCGACACCGATGCGAACTTCGCGAGCTGGGTTCTCTAAAAAGACCTACATACCAAAGAAGGGCAATATACTGAAGTTAAGTAGTTACTTAAAAGAGAAGGATAACAATGGCTAATTTTATATCGTGGGGAGTAGTGTACTGCTCTACTTGGTTTGGCCAAGTGGATGAGACTACTTTGTCCATACAGAATCAGTCAGCCCCTCCGTGCTTCGCTCCCGCTAATGAGATTGTAGAGCAGTTTGAGACTCGTGTGCTGAATGATGGAGGCACGTTTGAGGGCTTCGATTGCTTGACCGCTGCCTTGCAGGACTTGGGTGAGGACACCTACTATGATATTTTTGACACCTACATCCAACGTATGACAGACGATGGAGCAACACTTGAGGGCGAAGAATGCCTAATTGACCAACTATTTATTTTGAATTGATATGAGTTTTTTTGATGACGCAAGTCTGGTAATGATTCCTTCGGGATACAAAGACCAAAAGGTTTACTCGGTGAAACCAACCGATGGTAGTGGAGACTTAACCTTCAGCCGTGCTTCAAGCGCAACTCGTGTGCAAAGTGACGGCCTAATTGAAAAGGTGCGGACTAATTTAGTTTTGCAATCTGAAACGTTTAATAATGCATCTTGGGGTAAAACATCCCTTACCGCAACCGCAAATACTACGGCCAACCCATTAAATGGAGCAGTGACTGCTGAAACTATTACGCTTACCGCAGGAACTACTCAAAAGTATTTGGATCAATCTTTTGCTCAAAGTGGTTTATACAGTTATTCTGTTTACGCAAAGGTTGGTACTCACAACTTTATTCAGTTAATGTTAGGAACTGATTCCAGCTTATTTGCAAATTTTAACATTTCAACAGGTGCGGTAACTGCATCTACTGGTTGCGTGGCCTCAGTTGTTTCTGCGGGTAATGGTTGGTATCGCTGCTCTATTGCTTATACAACAACAATCGGTACTGATTTATTTGTTTTAGCTGTTGATAATGGTACTGATGGTCGTTTTTCGCCAAGTTCTTCTACTGGTACGTTTTTTCTATTTGGAGCGCAGTTTGAAACAGGTGACATAGCAACAGACTACATCGCAACCACCACCGCAGCGGTATCAGTTGGCCCAGTTAGCGGTTTACCCCGTTTGGATTACTACGATAGCACTTGCCCAAAGCTTTTGCTGGAGCCACAGCGTACTAATTTGGCTCTAAACTCCGAGTCGTTTGACAATGCGACTTGGACTAAAACAAACGTAACCATCACCGCAAATAACTTAATTAGCCCCGATGGATTTCAAAATGCGGATTTAGCAAACTTTACGAGCGGGAGTAATTCAATAAATGGGGGAAATAGCTTTGCTGGCAATGCAAGCGTAACTATTTCTACATTTGTTAAGGCGGGAACAATTAGTATTTTTAGAATAAGGGAAAGTTTTTATACTGGCGTAAGTTGTGTTTTTGATTTATCAGCCCAAACTACGGGCGCAGGGGGCAAAATAGATAATTACGGCAACGGTTGGTACCGTTGTAGCTTTACTTACACTTTAGGCGTTGGGCAAACAAACATTAACTGGATTTTCGATAGCAATACTGCTATTGGTTCTTTGTATTTGTGGGGCGCTCAAGCGGAAGTCGGAGCCTACGCCACATCGTACATCCCCACATTGGGAGCATCAGTTACAAGGGTTGCGGATATTGCTTCTAAAACGGGTATTAGTTCTTTGATTGGGCAGACGGAGGGGACTTTATTTGCGGAGTTTACACGACTGAACGTAGGTAATGCCGTAGTTATGTTCCAGTGTAACGATGGCACAACTAACAACCGAGCGCAGCTTGAAATTGGTGCAACTGGTATCGCCACCACATCGGTATTAAGTGGCGGAGCGGTAAGTTGTGTCATAACTGGTGCAACATTAGCACTTGGCCAAACGCATAAACTTGCGCTCACATACAAAGCGAACGACTTCAAACTTTATGTAAATGGAGTTTTAGCAGGTACCGATACAAGCGGAGCAGTTCCAATTTCAATGAGTCGTATTGACCTTGCATCTGAACTTGGGACAAGTTTTAGCGGTGTTTCTATTTCGCAAATCTTAAACTTCACAACCGCTTTGAACAACGCCCAAGCGATTGAACTAACCGCATAATTCAACACACGATGAAATTCCTAAAATACGAGTTCACGCCCACGCAATGGGCTACGGCTAAAGCTAAAATTGAAACCACAAGTACCAACCCAGAGGGTGAGGTTGTAACGACTTGGAACTCCGAGTTAGTTACTGCCGTAGTTGAATTAGGCTACATCTGCATCGAGACAGATGCCGAAGGCAAGTGCGTCAAGTCCTCACCAAAGTACGCAGTTGACATCCTATGGGCTAACGAGCCTCTGGTTGCTTCATTTGCTGCTTATGTCGTATGGCCAGCCCCGTGCGGAGTTCATATCTTCGCAGGATGGGAATCAGCATACGAGTCAGAGTACTGCGTTGCTAACCCAGATGCAGCATACTGCCAGCCTCCAGTTCCACCCGTAGCGATTTAATGCGATGACAAAGGAGAGTGCTGATAGCGTAATCACATCTTGGTCTTTAACGGGAGCAGGACTTCTCGTAAGCTACGCCCATCAAATGTTGGGTTTAGCCGTACTTGTAACCTCACTTGCGTACACTCTTTGGAAGTGGCGAAGGGACTACAAGAAGGACAAAGGTGCTAATTGAGCGAATCTTCGGTAACCCGAAGACTACTCTACTTGGGCTGATAATCATCGGCCTTTGTTTTGTGCTTGTGTTTTACGAGAAGGCCACGCTCACGGAGGTGAGTGCGTTTATGATGGGTGCATTCGCCCTTATGTTTTTGAAAGACCCTAAAGATGGCAAAGCAACAGGCGGTAAGCCAAAGGATCAGTAAGAGCAAGAAGCGAGGCAAGCATTCCAAGAGTGCAAGCAGCAATAAGGCGAGTAAGAACTACTCCAAGCCCTACAAGTCACAGGGTCGGTAGTTCTGAAGTTTCCCTTTAGGGCAACATAAGACACATTACTAAACTGAATGAATTTTGCACAAAACTCAAGCACTATGCAAAAAGCGAATAATGCTAATTCAGATGAGCATAAATCACGCAAAGTGTAAAGTCAAATGAGCATAATGTGTAAAATGTCCAGTTTAATCTATTAAAAACGTGACCAAGAACTTCACCCTCGCAGAACTGACTGCTACCAAAACAGGGCTTCCTAACGCTTTACCCAAGCACTTGGAACCCAACCTCCGTGCGCTTGCAGAAAACGTCTTACAACCCACGAGAGATGCCTTAGGTGCGGTGAAAGTAACGAGTGCATACCGCAGCCCTGCGGTGAATAGCAAAGTAGGGGGAGCAAAGACAT